GTTGTACCTAACTTACCAGCCAAATCACTTACAGACTTATTAAAGGCATCAGCTTGAGCGGTCTGTGACGTGCTTAACTGGTTTAATATGTCTGCTTTTGTTGTGTTCTGCTGTGTAGCTAAATCATTAATCTGTTTAGTTAAGGCATCAGAGGTTGTACCTAACTTACCAGCCAAATCACTTACAGACTTATTAAAGGCATCAGCTTGAGCAGTCTGTGACGACTGTAGTCCAGATAGTTGGGATAATACATCAGACTGCCATTTGTTTTGCGCATCTATTTTAGCTTGTGCTGCATCTGCCGCCGCTTTGTCTGCCGCCGCTTTCGCCGCAGCGTCTGCAGCTTGTTGTTGGTGATATGTATTTAATGCAGATGTAACATCACTTTGTGATATTTTATTGTTTACTAGGTAATCAGCAATTTGCTGCCCTGTAATGCCTGATACGTTTTGTACACCTAACTTACCTGCAAGATACGCAACGTCATTTGGATTTTTTGCTATGTTATTGGCAAAAACTAAATCACTAGGTGTAGTTGTATTGTACGCATAGGGGCTATTAGTGGATAATCCTTTTAGTAAGTTATCTGTTCCAACGCCTCGGGTCTCAACACCACCCTGCGTATTTGGTCGCAACCCAGAAGTTCCAGACAGATAGCTGTCTAAATACTGAGTAGACAACCCTGTAGCATTAGCTATATCACTAACAGTTAACCCGTAATGGCTTGCATAGTCGGCTACATTTTGTGGGTTCTGTGCGTTTTGTGTGTAATAACTACTGATATTTTGCGCTGTCGGCTTAGCCAAATTTAAACCAGCTGTGTATGCGCCCGGTTGCGTGTAATCGATATAGTTTTCACTGTATACAGATGGCTTGTAAGTTGCTGCTTGTTCTTCTGTTAGTCGTTGCCCTTGAAAACCCTGTGCAGGTAGAGATGACAGTGCGTAAGGAGATTGTACTGGAGTAGATGCAGCGGATGTCGGAGTAACAGCACTTGTTGCGTAAACACTATTACCACTTGTTGCTTGCGGTGCGGATATAGCGAACGGTGATGTAGTGTTTAATAATCCAGCAGGTAAGCCTGTATTACCTAGATCTGAGTTGTTTGCTGTTGAATCCGCTGCATCTGCCATAATTTAAACCCTATCACACTGGTAAGTGTTTATATGCTCTCGTGTCGTTAGCAAATTGTTTTTTGCTACCTAAAGTTTTTGCTCTACCTGCCTGAATACGCTTAACCATCTCATCTAATCTAGCTGCTCCCGCATCAGTAGAACCATTACCTAATTCAGAAACTATTCTACTTGGGACTACATATTCACCAGCGGCAAGTCTAGCTGGTTGTTTACCGGCAATTGTAGCAGGAATATCATCAGAAACCCCATCACCTGCACCATGAAGCAAATTAGGTTTACCGCCCGCAGCATAACTACCCAAATCAGCAATACCGCCAATAGCCATCATACGCATAGATTCTTGACCATAACCTTCTGGATCAGCTACATCCGCTACGTTAGGTATTTGAGCTACACCTGATGTTGGTGTGTTTTGTGCTTGTGATGCGTATGAGTCTAAATCAGTAATACCACCAGCGGCATATAGGTATGGGCTTTGGCGTTTGAACTTTAATGGGTCATAGGTTGGTGTTGGACCACCCGCCCATTGGAATTTACTTAATGGTCCATTGTACGGCGCAGGTTGAGCGTTTTTATCGTCTGGAGAAGACATAGCGTTTAACGCCATATTAGTACCTAGACTCGCTACACCTGCTGTGATTCCGGGATTGTTTACCGCAAAATTACCTACTTTATTTAAAAAACTTGGTTGTGGTGCAGGTGTAGTTTTAGCAGCATTACTCATTACAGATTGTTGCGCTAATGACGGATTAGTTTGTACCCCTGCGTTTTGTGCTACAGAATTAAAATTAGGCATCGCTGATGATTGACCCCCAGACATAATAGGAGATTGTCTAGCCATCATAGGATTAGTCTCAACACCTGCATTTTGAGCTACTCGGTTAAATTCTGGTGTAGGTGCAGGTGTTCCAGTAGCTTTAGCGTTAATCGCCGCATTATTCGTAGCTTGTCTAGCTAACACATCTTCACTAGCTAAACCTTGTAACCCGTGAGTTATACCACCACCAACACCTCCAGTTAACGCACCCATAGTCATACCTTGACCTATATTATTTCCTGTAAGCGCAGAGCTAAGACCACCAATACCGGCGCCTGTAATTGCACCAGTACCAATAGCATTTCCTAATGAACCTGCGGCTAAAACATCGGTACTTAATCCGGCGCCAATTTTAGCTAATAACTCTGTAATCCAATCCATACAAAAACCTCTTAGTATTAATTTTTTAGTACAACGCCGATACGAACGTGGCCGTTAAGATTATCGACGGTGATATAGGATGAACTGGGGTTGTACCTCCAGCATAAGTAGCCGCTATCGTGTTACCCGTATCTGAAACAAATAGAATCTGAATGTAGTCACCTGCATTTACAGGCTGCACAAGGTTCCAAGAGATGATGTTTGTACCGGGCGAACCACCATGAATAGCGGGTACGGTAGCAACACCTGCACTATACGGAATATCCACCCCATTCAGTCTAAACCAAATCGTGACGTTATCAATATTATTATCAAACGATACCATCTGAATACTAAACTGAATGTTGTAAATACCTGCAATAGAGAATACAACTTTGGTTTTGTCAGTAGCATCAAGTGCAACACCGTTACTACTAGTCTCTTTAAATAACGCTAAAGCCGAGGCCGCAGTCGGTGACGCAAGTGTTTGAGCTTCTGTTATGCTCGCCCCTGCAAGGTGTGCGGCTTTGGTCGAACCATAAGCCCCACGGGTAATACCCGTAAATGTGGTAGCGGTTTTACCTGTGTAGGTAATGATCTCAGTACCTATAATGATACCACCGGCAGTCAAAACAAAATCAGCAGTGGATGGTACGACAATAGCAGCGGTTGATGTATTCGATATACCCGTGGTTAACGTTGTAACGCCGTCTTGATAAAAAGCACCGTTAGGGAACTGTAAGAACGCCCCGCCCGTAGACCCCGTCAATATCGAGTTCAAATTATTGAGCTGATTAAAGTACAGACGCAAGACATTATTAAGCTGATCTTGATACGCACGCTCATACCCAACGGGCGCTAAAGGTAAGTTGGGTGCGGCGGGGTTTTTAATTACATTAGTGGTGGTAGCCATTATGTTGACCTACGTCCATCCTGCATTATATCGAGTCGTATCGCACCCATTTGCCAAGTAGTATCTAGCTGGTTAGACTCAATCTTAAATGCAAACTGACGACCTCTAACTCTAACAAACAACTGACCTGTGAACTGTTCAATAGGTACTGTGGCTGTGCGCGTAACTAGACCATTATCTGAACCACCAACAGAGGCAGGATCGGTATAACCAGAACCTGAGTTGTTCAATGGGATAACAGACATTGTAGCCGACGGCGACTCAGCGGTTGAACCCCTAAACGTGATGTCAGGTAGTATCCGTCTGATAAACACAAAGTTATGCCCGTCTTCCATATCACTTTCAGATGTTGTGATGAAAGCGTTTATTGGTAGCGCAGTACCCGTCTCGTTATCGTTCAGCCCATACTCATGATTAACTAGGTTTTTAGTATAAGTTGCAGCAGTCGGATAAAGCCCACTGTCTAACCACGCAGTTCTAGCCATCGAACCGTAATACCAAATATCTTCTAAGTAGTTATACACCACATAGCGGTCAATCGTTGTGCTGTTGGCTGTGCAGTAGAACCACCAGACTTCATTAAAACCTTCGTTAGTACCTGAGAAAACTTGGTCAAATTCACTACGGTTAATATCGTTAAAAATGAATTCTTTTAAATCGCAGCGTAACGTCTGAGCGCGACCGTCGTATTTATAGAACTTGTCCACACCCATCCAATACACGACGTTGGCCGCTTGAGACACGGCATTTTGACTTGCGATTGAGATGTTGTCGCCCATCAACTGAGTACCCCATACATACGGAGGACCTAAATACTGTAAGCTGTATAGCGCCGCATCGGTGAATACGATGATCTCTTGTCGAGTTTGAATAGCTGTGACAATTTCAGAACCGTACGTAACGCGGATACTACCTGCTTGGTTAGTAGCTGAAGGCGTCCACATTGCAGCATCTTCTTGATCAGACCATCTAATCAGCATCGGGTCTTGGGTTGTTGACCCGTAATCGTTACAACCTAACGCGAACACAAAACGAGACGCATCCGACACAAAGAGATAATTTTGAATCGTCGGTACATCCGACGCTCCGGGCAGTGCGTTTAAATTGGTAGCGCGTATCGAAATTGTATTCGTACCAGACTGAGAACCGGAGGTATTAATTAACGCACCTGTTGCTGTTGCTGACAGATTGAATGTGGTGCCGCCTGATACGTTTCTGGCGTAATAGGTTGTACCTATCGATAAACCGGTTGGGAGCGCTCCAGTAGATAGTATCTGGATCGGCTGCCCCTCATAAACTGCAATGCCCGATGTAGCGACGGCGGGTGATGCGATTGTCACAGCGAATGTGGGAGGAGTTACATCAAATGTCGAACTCCAATAATAAATAGCACCGCCTCTAGGTCCAAATATCAAGTCTTGTCCAAAGTTAGACTGACTCCATAATCGTAAAGTTTGGGTCGATGTGCCACCGATACCCCAGTAACCATAACCCCAATAACCTGCACCCCAGCCTACTAACGGTACATTGATTGTGACACCGGCTGGAATTTGATAGAGCGCACGAACGGTGCCACCATGACCGGTATCACTTACCGTGGCTGTAACACCTGTATCAATGGTGTAATGTGTGGTATCAACGTAGGTGATTCTATACTCTTGGTTCAATACCGACGCGGTGATAGCGCCGCCAAGACCTGTCGCCCCATAGAACGTCACATAATCCCCATCAGCAAACTCGTGTGTTGCTTCAGTTACCGTAATAACCGAGCTACCTACTGACGCTGTAAATGGGTTTGTTAATGTGAGCGCGTCACCAATAGGCGTGATGTCGTAATATAAACCACCTCTAGATACGTAGAATTTTTCGTTAGTGCCTACGCCGATATAATCAGAACCGCTTAATGTTGCCCAGCTCCAGAGCGAACGGCATATACCTAAAAAGCGATTACTAGAAATCTGTCCCCAACCACCAATAACTTGAGGTGTTCCCTGTCTGAAGCGGATTTTATCACCGTCATAGTAGCCCGATTCTGTATAATAGCGCGTGTTTTCTCTGTTAATGCCGCTCTTGTAAAGTAGCTTCTTAATCACGGTTTACCCCTCGTAAGGACGTTGACCTTTACTGTCGATTGTCAGTTTCATTTTACGGGGGACAGCGCCTTTTTCAGCAATGGACAAATGTGTCCAACCGCCCGTTTTTGAGTCTGCAAACTCTTTGATTACTTTATCATAAGGCAGGTCTGAACCAATAATTGCGTGGACTACTTCGTCAACAGAAACATCTTTAACTCGAATATCAGCGGCTCTACCATCCATATGGTCTGACTTCTTAGCACCACCAACGGCAGCATTTACTTCAGGGCCGCGATATGCAGAGTTAATTGTAATCGGTCTACCAAATAGAGCGCGAACATCTTCTAAGAATTCAGCTAGTCGGGTTAGATTTTCTAACGCTTCACCTTTAGGGGTGTTGTTAAGTCCTTTTTGTTTAGCCGTATCTGATACAGTTAATTCTTCAAGGGTGAAATGTTCACTCAACTTTTTTGACATTACGTTTTACCGGTGTTGGTTTAGATGGTGCTTTACGCACTGGTTTTACAGGAAGTTCTGGTTGCTTTCGAGAGTCTAACCACATAAGAATCCCACGACCCCCATAAGTAAACGCTATTATATCAATGCCTAAGTCTTTGAATGGTTGCAATCCTATATGCGCATAAGGGCTTGGACCCTCAGCAAGTAAAAACTCAAGGTTGATACCGACCTGTGCTAATAACCCAATTAGACATGATAGTAATCCGATGATATGCCATTTAGGGAAAGTTCTCATGCGCGGTGATAATGCACCTGCGAAACAAATCATAGCACCCATAAAATTAAGTGTTGTCATTAGTAACACTATAGAGTGTTCACCCATTTCGTTTTCTCCGTATTGGGGCTTTTCTTGTAGTAGGCTTGGACGCTGCCTTCTTAACGTCTCGTAGTTCTGTTGCAACTTCGAGGATGTCCTTGCCTTCACGATTGCTGAAAAAATTACCCACAAAACCAATCACACCCACGCCAAGTAAACCGATAGAAAACCCAACACCCATTACAGTATCAATATCATTGCCGTCTAACCCTAAAGATCGGCATACAACACCACCTAATGTGAACGACGCTGCGACACTAATACCCCCAATAATCATACCGGCGGTTAATTGACCGTGCTTATGTAACGCTGCAGGTTGGAAGAAGAACGATAGCGACAAACCCCCGAAGAAACCGGCTATCGCACCAAACAGCTTAACTGTTATTCCTGCTTCCACTACTTATCCGAAGTAAACGCGCCTATGATGCCGGCTACGCCCATACCTGCAGTGATAACTGCCTGTGACTGCTCAGGGTTTAAGTTAATACCGATAGCAGTTAGTACCCAAACAAGACCGCGCCAAGTTGAGGGTTGGGTGATGATTTCTATAAATTTAGACATAAACATCCTCTATTGGTTCGGCTTTAGTAGCTTCGCTTTCAGCTTGCACTTGTGGGATTACTTGCGCTCGAATCTTAGTGATCAACGCTTCCACTTGTGCGTAAGGCAAATTGCCCAAAGCTACCATAACGCCATTTACTTCTTCTAAAGATAATTCTAATTGAATTGCCATAGTCTTGTCCTATGTGGTTGTTAAAAATTAAGTGGTTGCCCAAGGTAATTTCGGAGAAATAATGGGCGGATTTATTTGGTTTTCAATTTGTTGCAGTACATTTGCTTCTGTAGCGGCAACGGTTTCAGCGCCTAATGACGCTTGTACCCATTCTATTACTTGCGCTTCGGTTAAGTCAGCATACGGGATGTAATCAGGTTTGTCAGAGTCCACTACAAAAGAAGTTGTATTATATACTCTACCGCTATAAGTACCATCGGTTGCTGTGCAGTCCCAATGGGCTGTAACAACGTAATCAACTAAGCCGTCTACGTTGGGTTTGCAATCAAGTGAGCTAATGCTCCAAATTGGTGTTGCCATGTTATTTAGCCTCTAGGGTTGTGATTCTTGCGGTTAGCTCTTTAATAGCTGCTACAAGTAATGGGATGGTATCGGTATATTGAACACCTAATGTTCCTATTTCATCAGTCTGTACATTTACCGCTTCTGGTAAAACTGCTTGTACATCTTGTGCAATTAAGAATGAACGACTTACGCCCTTTTCATCTGTTTTAAAACGCCCAGTAACAGCTCTTAAAGTTGATACTTTTTGTGCTGCATTTTCAATTGGTTTTAAATCAGTTTTTAAACGTTCATCTGAATTTGCAGACCATGCAGTACTACCGCTTAATAGATAAACACCAGCAGATGCTGAATCAACAATAAAGAAATTAGCACCATTACCATTAGTGATAGATGGGCCTACCATCCAGTTAGTTGCTGTCCCTCTAGTTAGTGCTAAAGCGGTATCCGCAGTAGGTGCTGTTGAAGTTCCAACTAATAGATGTCCACTAGCATCCAGCGTCATAGCCTGCGTAAACGCTATCGCGTTACCTGCGGTGCCGGAGGGGGCGGTGTACCATTGGTGTTGACCTCCATTGTTAATAGCATATTGACATGCAGCGCCAGTATTCACATACTTCCATGTACCATCACTGTATGCATTTCCAGATAAAAATCCAACTACGTTTGCCGCTGATGCAAGAGAAACGGCTTTGTTTTGAAATACTGTGTATCCACCCCAAGCACTCGGAGTAACCCCCAAGCCTAAGTTGCTACCATCAAACACCAACCCCGAACCACTCGTCAGGACTTTACTTGCGTTGAGATAAGCCACGCCGTTGGCTGTGCCGCCTGATAGGGTGACGGTACTAGAAGCTGATAATGTAGTAAAAGCACCTGTAGAAGCAGTAGTTGAACCAATAGCTGGTGGTGATGCCATATAATTACTAAAACCAACGCCCGATACAGTAGAGCTGGCAGATAAAGTAGTAAATACGCCAGCAGCGTTGGTTGTGACAAGCGATACGAAATCAGAACCGTTCCAAACAACCACCACCTTATCGCCGGCAGCAATAGTCACACCCGTTGTCGCAGCACCTTTAAGGACAACAGCTGCGTTTGATTGGTTAATTACGGTGTAGGTTTTGCTTTTAGATGGTGCGATGATATTGCGACTAACGCCCGGTGTACCTGTTGGGATAAGGATCGCCATACGCGCTTGGTTAGCAGCTCCTGAGCCTGTGGTCGTTAATGTCCAATCGGCTGAGGTAACACTCGCAGTTGCTACACCAGCAATAGAGTCTTCGCATAGCTGTGTGATGCTGTTGTTTACCGTGTCGCCCCAAGTACCTTGAAGTTCACCTGTAACCGGTAAGGCAAAGCCTAATAATGATGTATATGATGTTGCCATTATGATGTTCCAAAAGTATTAATAGGTATCCAGTTAGGGAGCTGAGATGTCGATGTTGAACTCCAGCTAGGTGCTTGAGCGTTCCCTATATCATTCCAATTCGGTGCTTGTGTATTACCAATTACTGACCAATTAGGTATTTGGTAATTTGAACCCATCTGCCAATTAGGGTTTTGGGTATCGTCAATCAGCTCCCAAAGTAATCTACCAAAAACACTATCCGTAGCCGTTACCGCTTCTAAAACGCTAACATGATAAACACTACCCGCTGCGCTTATAGTATCACTTGCAGAACCATATTCAACTATGTTTATTGCATAAGTGATTGTATTAGTGTAAGCGTCTGTAGACAAACCTGTTTCATTAATCTGAACTGACCAATCAACAGTGTTAGTCAAAACATCAGTAGCATTAGCGTTTTCTAAAACACTAACCCCATAGGTGCCCGTTACTGTTTCAACATCTAACGCGGTTCCGCTTTCAGTGATAGCTGTGGATAAAACAAATCCGCCAGTTTGCATATCGGTTGCTGTAGCGTTTTCCGTTACAGTCAGGTTTAAACTTAACGAGGTAGACTCACTATCATCTGCCGTTACACTTTCTGTAAGCGTTGTTGTTACTGTTACCGTTTGCGTTTGGGTATCTGCGGCTGACGCTGTTTCTGCAATACTAGCACCTAGAAATAACGTGTTTGTCTGAATAGCTGTTACAGTTCCACTTTCGGTAAGCGCTGCAACTAAATTATATTGAGCTGATTGTGCATCAGTAGTTGTTACGCTTTCAGTAAGCGCACTGTTTATAGTTTCTGTGACCGTTTGGGAGCCAGAAGATGTGACTGATTCTGAGAGAGTATCATCATATACCGACATCCCCCACCCAGCTTGACCCCATGTACCCGATCCCCAACCGCCCGTTGCAGACATATTACACTGCGACTAATTCGTCTTCTTTAAACCAGCGACTTTGAAAATCTCCATCGCTATCTTTATAGGCGACTAAATACTCAATGTTACCTTCTTGGTCTACTGTTAATTGCATAACAGGACCTTCTGGAATAACGGTAATCAACTGCACTTCTTGTCCAACTTTAAATGATGCTGCCATGTTATACGCTCGCAGTGTAAGTTACGTTCAAAACGTCACCCGATGCTACAGTACGCGCACCGCCGGTGAATGAGCCAGCTGAGTATAAAACACCAGCACCACCATTAGAGGCTGTATTTTTAGCTTGTGTGGTACACAGCAACGCACCCAACACTGTCCCAGCACTATTAATGCTGAAAGCGGTTGTTGTTGATACTTTAGAACCGGAAGACGCCGCGTTCCAGCCGACAGTAGTACGGTTAGCTCCGGAATAATTTAAGAACTCTAACCATCCGCCGTGTGAAGCTAAAGTGTCACCTGCAGCATAAGCAGAAAATGAAGTATTATCAACTAAGCCCATATACCAAGCAGCAGTATAAGTAGTGCCTGCAAAGTATTTGTCCAACAAGTCGTTTTTACCTACAGTCACAACCAAGTTCTTAATGGTGTCTGACCATTTCAAATTACCTTCAGCATCATAACACTCAACGCTATATTGACCTGTAGCGCTGATAGACTCGTCAATTACGCCCGTTCTTGCAATACTAACTGCGTTTGCATCTTGTGCATTGGCAGCTTCGCCTAAACCTTTGTTCATATTAAACTCCTAATTGGATGACCTGATAATCGCGCTGTCTGCCGTGTTAATGGGCATGGTCACGGTAAATAAAGTGGTTGAGGTTTTATCTGCCCCAAAGTCTAACGCTGCAATCGATTTATTACCTTTACTCGCATTATAAATCAATGCGCCACGTGCTGTAATTGCCGCGTTCCACGAAGGGTTCGCAAAACTAACGTACGCCGTATAACCAGATGAGTTAACCGAGGGTGATAATAGCTTTTGACCGCCAGCTGTATATCCTGAAGCTACCACTTCACCTGTACTGGTATAGACAGTAGTTGCTTGGTTTAAGTCGGCGTCAGCGGTATAGAGCGCAATATAAATATTGTCAGTCAAAAGGTTGTGAACCCCTTCATACAACTCAACTTTAAAGCTTGTGGTTTGTGTTTGAACTAAACTCATCTTATCTCACCGGTAGTCTAACTTGACCATTTCGGTACGCATCGCCACGGTCTTTTCCGTCGCCTAAAACTTTAAGCAATGCTAACGCTTCTTGGTATCTATTCTGATAGGTAGCAATAAGGTCTTGTTCACCTTTCAAGAATACGTACGCTTCCACAATAGCTCCCCAAAGCAGAGCAGAATCAAAGTTATCACCCAACCATGTCTGACCAGCAGTGACAATAGACTCTGGGTAAAAGAAGTAATGTAGTTCAACGTCGTAGTTTTGATCTGGCGTTGGTCCTAAAATAAACGACAACTCTTTCTGGTCATTTGATTGTGGGCCAAAGATTGCGTAATACTTAGGTAATCCGGTTCCTGATGGTTTCGGATAAGCTTCGCGAATAAAGTTGACGTCTTTGTTTAACAGGTAACTGTAATTACCGTCAGCATCAATAACCGCTAATGAATACGAAGCTAAAAAATCGTTAGGGCATGACAAATACGCTACATCCGCAGAGGTGATACCCGTTACGTTTTTACGTAAATCTGGAAGCTGGACAGTGTTGTATATGCGCTGTTCAGCTTGTTGCGTAAAGGTCGCAAGTTGATCTGCGGAGAAACTATTCTCCACATAATCCTGAATATTTGTACAAAGTTCAGAGTACAACATAATTACGCCATCGGCCCTCTAGCCATAACACCTTTAGTTGCAGCGCCTGTGCCACGGATTTTAATACCGTCGGTTTTTTCTGGCGCATAATTACCCTTACTGACATTACCGACAGAGATGTTCATTTTATCCAAGCCATTACCCGGTTTAGTGATGACATCTTTCATGTCCACTTCTTTATAACGCTCGGCGTAAGCGCCTGCAGGTTTGTTGTTCTTAGCCATTATTTGCCACCTTGGTTTTTAGCTCGGGCCATATTGCGACCGAATTTACGGAGGTTTTGGTTAGTGACGGTTTTTGCTTTACCGCCTTTAGCAACGTCGCCGTCGATGCCTTTTTTAGCACCGTCGTCACCTAAGTTTTTACCTTTGGTTTTGCCTGATTTAGTAATGCCGTCTGCTGCTGATTTGTATGCCATGATGTACTCCTAAGATACTGTGATTGTAACTGTGCCGACAGAAGTTGTCGCCACTAAATAATTCGGTGTTAGCCCTGCATCACTTGCTCGTGATCCACCGGTTGGGTTCCAGCCCCACTGAAACACTCGACTACCTTCACCTTGATACCCATCAACACCTAATCCTGATGTTTGATAACTGTTGTCTGGGCGAGGTTCTCTTACTGCTTGTGGATCAAAAACTGGGTATAAGCCAAGGCTTAACTGCGGCTGATCGGGTTCCCAGCATGAGGGACAAACTTTAATGTTAACCAACTTAGTTTTAATAACCAGTTTTCTAAGCTCTTTCAGCTTATATCGCTGACCGCAACGATCGCACTCAGCGATTGAATATTTACCAGAAGCGTACTTAGTAGCCATTAGTATTGCATAATCCGTGGAACAAAACGATCACTAGCCTTTTCACGGTCCTCGTCGGCTGCCAATTGGAACTGTTGCTCGTAATCAGCTTTAAGCATAGCAATTCGGTTTGGATCTACATTCGGTAGTTTAGCCGATAAATAATAGGCCAGACCTGCAACCATCGCGTTTAAAAAGCGAAACGGAATATCTTGTGTAACGTCACCATTACCAGCATCCTGAATGCGGCGTAGTCTCCAGTACACAAAGTAATAGTATGGAGTAGATACAGAACCCTGATCTGGTGTAGGCCACACATTAATCTGTGGATTTGCAACACCGGTAACCGGATACGTTGCACCGGACTGTCTATTAACCCACACTTGAATCGGTCTACCGGTAGCGTTCTTATTAGGGATAGTCGCATAGGTAGAGGATGAAATTCGGTTAATGTTGATGTCAGTTTGCTGTTGCCCTGAACCTGTACGTACAACTTGGTCTAATAAATCAATGGTGTCTACAGGCAGATCATAAGTAATCTGGTTAGGGTAAAGTGGAATAACACCTTCTTCGATTGTCCAAAGATTAATACCCCGATTCGCCCATTCGATTGTCATCAAGTTCAACGAGCGTCTAGCTGTACGTAAATCATAACCCGTGCGAAGTTCTTGCCCACAACGTTCAAAAGCATCTTCGACAATGTCTGTGATTGATAGGTTAAAACTGCTGGTTCCTGATGTTGTCATGCCCAAACCCTCAACGGTGTTTTTGGTTCGATTTTGTAAGTATCTAAAGCGGGAATTTCTTCATCTGCTCTGACATTCACATGATAGCCGTCTATTGCCGCAAACGCTGGGTATTCGTTACCATCTTCATCTTTCAGCATTTTACCCGTCGGCTTATGGATTGTACCAATCACGTCAACCGATGCATTGATATCCGCTAATACTTTGTCAGCTTCGGCTTGGTCTTTAAACTTTAAGCAATAATCAATCATGCTGTTAACCCTTGTAATGTGCCGTTAGGTAAACGTGTTGGGTAGTATTTAAAGGATTGGAGCCAGCCGTTTATTTGATTAACACTAGATTCACTTGCCCCTATATTCATTTGACTAACAACTGGGATATTTCCAGTAGAACCTGTTATCAATGTGCCATTCGCTGACCTAGCAAAATCATTTTGTTTATATGACATTGCGTTTTTATACATTGCATATAAAGCTATTTGATTTGTAGCTGTAAGTGTTTGCTGAACGATGCTTGATACTGTTACCGCATTGTCGTTGCCACTTCCGGCTGAGTTATATCTATTTCTGATATAATTAGCACTTGTAGTGTCATTAATGTTGTATACCGTAACCGATGTATTATCCCCACCCATCACCCATTGACTATAAACAGTCCCCTCACTCTGGTTATACCAACTACTAAAGTTACTACCCACCATACTTGCATTATCTGCCGCACGAGTTACGGTAGCTGAGGTTGTTGGGATGTATGAGGTTGGGAAAGCGCCTGCTTCTAGTTGTGCTCCCCAGATGTAAATACCTGATGTACCGTCGCCTGTCGCTTGCGTAGATGCTATATATGTTCTAGCTGTGGTTACGCCTGATAAAAAGTCAAAGGTAGCTGTACATCTGTACCATCCCCCCCCAACACTACTAATATTTGCAGATATAGCCGAAACTAACGCGTCGTATGAACCGTTAGATAAATTAAAAGTCGGTCCTGTGAGTGTCGTATTTGCTGCTGTCAGTATAGATAATCTTAATGCTGAGAACTCAGCCGCTTTAGCAAATATGGTAATGGTGTTTACTCCAGTTATAGAAACCGATTGGTAAACTGACCTAGTACTTGCCGGAGTTTGTGGACTGTTCAGAATTAATTTATCCCCCGTGTTAGTATTATCAGGAGCTATTGTGGCATTTGCCACTATTGTTGAAAAAGATTTACCCCAAACAGCATCAAACTGCTC